TTGGTCCGCAGAAGACCCGGAGTTTTCACAGGAGTGGGCAGACGGCAATCCCTGTGAGGAGGTCTGGAAGTCCTTTCGCAAAGGGCCGGTCAGCCTTGGCACGCTCTTCTGGATGGCGGACCAGCAGATGCCTGGTCGTATGTGGCTTGCTGAGGATCTGCGGAAGGTTGTTATGCAACTTGAGGCGGACGCTGGTTCAGAGCACCTGCCTGGTTTTTCGGAGGTAATCGAGGCCACACGCGGAGCACTTGAGCTGGAGAATCCCGCAGAGCAGAAGTACGAGCTGCACAAGATCGCGTACAAGGCAAAAATGCGCGACGCTTTTGAGCTGGAGAAGATGTATGTCGATCAAATCCAGTACGAGTCTCAAGCTGAGACGATGACGGTGCAGGAGCTGCTACAGCAGAACTTTGATCGCAGCTACTTGATTCCTGATCTGCTTCCGAATCCCTCGGTGGTACTGATTTACGGCGCTGGTGGTGACGGTAAATCCATGGCGGCTTGGACTCTTGCGAAACACATTGCGACGGGTGCGCCGTTTGTGATCCGGGGGCAGCACGTTCCAGTGCAGCAGGGGCCGGTACTGCTGCTTAATGGCGATCAGCCGTTGGTTCAGATGCAGGAGCAGCTGCTGGAGGTTGAGATGCCGGCGGATGCTCCTGTGACTCTGCGTACCGATTGGACACTCCAGTCCTATGCACGATTTCGGAAGCTTATGGAACGGGTGCGGCCCAAGCTGGTGGTGATCGACTCGCTGATCGGCTGCTCTGGTGGTCGGGCCTTTGACGAAAACAAGTCCGACTTCGCTACACCGCTTTATTGGCTGACCCGGAACAACGGGGTGCTTTTTCCGGCCACCACGATCTTGATCATTCACCACGCCAACAAAACCGGCGGCTTTAGAGGCACCAGTGCGATCCGGGACGCCGTGGATGAAACCTGGAGCATGCGACGCCCCAGTGACAAGCAGCTGGAGCAGACCGGAGCCAATGCCCGGATCATCACCATTGAAAAATCGCGCTCCGGTCGTGGTGGCACCAGCCTGCTGCTGCGTCAGGAAGCCGACCTGAGCTTCACGCTGGCGGATTGGACCCCAGAGGTCGATCCGACCCAAACAACCCCTTCAGGGGTCATTGACCGCGTGCTCCAGCGGCTTCGTGTCGTCTACCCGGCCGGTAAGACCCGCGATGAACTGAACTCTGACCCGATCTGTGGGGGCAGCGTTGCCGGAATCAGGAAGGCGCTCCAGCGCTTGGAAAAGCGTGGGCTGATCCACGTAATGGAGCAGCGGAAGGCGGAAGGGAAACGAGGGAGTGCCAGCAAGGTTTATCAAGCTGTTCTCTCTCCCTCGCGGGGAGAGGTAGTAAATACCTGTCCCACTAAGGGAAAACCCAGTGATAGCAGTGAATTTAAAGTGGGACAACAGCCCGAAATTCAGGAAGTTGTCCCACTTAAATCGAATGTGGGACAACCTACCCCCGAAAAAGATGGCTGTCCCACTTTGGAACCCAGTGATACCAATGGATCTGGTCAATGGGACAGCTCTGGGACATATCCCCACGCGCGCGAGGGTAGGTCTGAAGCCGAACTGGATCAGCTGATGCACGAAGCCGTACGGATGTGGGACTGATGGGACAGTTCAGCCCGCCTAACTTTTTCCTAGCGCTGCTTCGTGCAGGCGCCTGGATGTTCTGGAGGAAACCCGTGGCTAAGTCCGAACCACCCGCGCCCAAGCGGCCCAGGCGGCCCGTGTTCTGCTACAACGTCGGCGACATCCCCTACGACCTTTTTGCAATCGTCCGTATCTCCTGGTATCGCAAGGGCATGCCCTACGAGATCGAGGAGTACCAGATCGACGAATGCGACGACGCACTGGCTCAGTTCCGGTACGTGGTCAATAGCGCCCTCAAGCAGAACGCAGACGTGTCTGTCCTGACTCAGTACCAGCCCGAAGCGTTGGGGGTTAAGCCGTGATTCCGCCAGTCGTGGTCTTCGGTTTGACGTGGCTGCTGGGCATCCTGGCGGTCACTGTGTATCTGACTGTTACAGGCATGGGTTGACGCCTGCTGTCTCCTGTGTAAACCTAAGGGCACGCCCGACAAGGGCTGCCCTTTTACTCAATCAAAATGGCAACTACAACTCCAGTCGACAACAGCAAACTCAACCCTTGGCGCTTCGGCGTCAACTGGGCCACCATGGTCATGAAAGACCGCATAAGGAAGCTCGAGAAGGAAGGCTTGGACGCCACTTACGACAAAAAACAGCTGGAGTACCTAGAGGATCTTGAACAGTTCCTTAAAATGTCCTGGGATATCTGGCTGCATGAAATGGAGGGCAGGGCTGCTTCTATGCGGGAGCAGCTGAATGCAATGGAGAGCAGGTTTGCCTCTATCCGGGAGCAGGCTTCCAAATGACGGTACTCTCCATTGAAGAACTCCGTTTTGAAGGAGACTATCTTCTTGTCGATGCCGTTGTTGACGAGATGGTTCCAGTCCGTGCGGCGACAAGTCTTGAGCCGGCAGAGTGGGGGCCTGCCTTGTGCCGAGGCACCCTCTACTTTTCAGATGAGGACTTGATTCCGGCGACCGATGCCCAATTCCGAAGGATGCTCACCGAAAGAATCGACGACTGGAACCCCATCGACGATTTCTGATCCTCGCAACGACGAGGACTACGACACCTTCGAGTACGGCACAGAGCCGATACCCGGCGACACCCAATGGGCCAAGCAATAGCCTGGCCCTTACCTACACACAAATCATGGACCACGACTCGTACTACAAGGAATCACGCGGCTACAACTGGCACGACATGATGGAGATGCGCACTGCGCGTTCCGGCTTGGGTCGCTCCAGCAGCGAAGAGGTGCCAGACGTGTTCAAGCACCGCTTTGCCGACAGGGCGGCATACGATGCTTGGGTTGCACAAAAACGCAAACTGTATTTCGGATGACTCAACCTCAAGGCCTGCCCTTCTACAGGTCCTACTTGCTCAACAAAACCGTCAGCCTCTCTGAGGTGCCCGACTTGTCTGACTCGGACCTGAAAATGCTCAACATCGAAACCATGGAAGCGCTTGAGGGTGCTCGCCATGACTACAACGCGATCCAGAACAAGCAGTCGGATGAGGCAGGCTCTGTCTACCGCCGCTTGAAGGTGGCCGGCTATTTCCAGGCCGCCATCAAGATCGAGCTAGAGCAGGCTTGACTTCTCTACTACACTGCTGGAGATCTAAACCGTGAACATGCACATTCTCTCTGAATCTCAGTTTGAGAAAATAATCACAGCTCTGGAAGCTGTGCAAGCAGCGCTCTCTAGTTGTCAGCATGTTGAGCTGGATCTCAACAGCAAGAAGGCCTTCCCTAAGGCGACCCAGGGAAAGGTGGAGGTTAAGTCTCGTAAGACTCGCCGTGGTAAGCGCGGTGTTGCTGTTTTGACTGAGGCAAAGGTGCTTGAGATCAAGCGCCAGCTCGCTGCAGGTGGTAAGTCTGTGGCGAGCATTGCCCGTGATTTCGGCGTCCACATCACCACCATCAACTGCATCAAGTGGGGTAAGACCTGGAAGCACGTGAGCATCCATCAGGAGTCCACTCCTGTTGAGGTGCACGGGTGATCCTTCCAGACATCGAGATCCTGTCGCTTACGCGCTTGGGTCTGGTCACACCGTTTGATCCAGAGCTACTGAATCCGGCAAGTCTTGATGTTCGGCTTGGTGAAAACCTGCTGGTAGAGCGTGAAGAGAGTCCTTCACTGGAGCCCTACTCCATTGCTAGGTACACGAAGGAGAACCCTTTCATGCTCTATCCGCATGAGTTCGTACTCGCTGAGACGTTTGAGGAGTTCCAGCTGCCTGACTGTATTGCCGGGCAGCTTGCTCTCAAGTCCAGTAGGGCTAGGGAGGGTATCGAACATCTTCTTGCTGGATACATAGATCCTGGTTATGTCGGAAGACTAACTCTGGAACTACAAAATGCGCGTATGTTTCACCCGGTCTATCTATGGCCGGGTATGCGTATTGCGCAGATTGTTTTCCATAAGCTTTCGATGCTGCCTGCAAAAGATTACTCCGTTACAGGTAGGTATCAGGGCGACAAAACTGTTCAAGCATCTAAAGGATGACCGACAACGTTAATCACCCCAGTCACTACACCTCAGGCAAAGTTGAGGTCATCGACACTATTGAGGATTGGGTGCGGGCTGCACCTGATCCAGTCGTCGGTGGTCTTCACTGGCAGGTAATCAAGTACATCAGTAGGGCTTGGCTTAAAAAAGATCCTTACGAGGACTTCTGCAAAGCCCGCTGGTACTTGACTCGACTGATTAACACTTTGGCTACAGAGGCATACCAAGAAAAATGAAGCACTGGAATGACTAACTGCAGTCACCTCTTTCGAGAAATTACCAACACGCACAACTGGGCAAATGGCCTGCCTTACCGCACTTACTGGGTTAAATGCAAATTTTGTAATCACAAATGGAAGGTCTATGTTGACACTGAAAAACGGCAAGAAGTTGAGTTGCCCCAGTCAATGATGCGGAAGCGTAGGCTTGATGAGGCCGCCGTTAGGAAAATCTTACTGGATGAACGGTCTTACAGTCAGATTGCAAAAGATAACGGAATTACTCATCAAGCAGTTAGCGAGATAAAGCTGGGTAAGTCTTACAAATACTTTTGTAAAGATATACCTAGGAAAGCGCCACGCTCACAGAAGAAGTGTACTAACTGTGAGCACTGGTGGAAGGGTAAGTGTGGTTTGTCTGTGCCAGAAGCCGGTGGCTGTTTTGCTGCGGACTGCTCGTTCTATAGCCACTATGGGACATCTG